CTTTGCTTTTCAAGGACTTGGTAAGGCTTGGTGAACTACGTAGTAGTTGCAAGAATACCACACTAGACATCCTCTGGATGAATTGACAAGGTTTGAGTTGCCAGATTGGTGTATATTCTATTCTATCTACTCCGTAGTATCAAAGATACTACTACGGAGTAGATGAATAGGGTTGCCTTTGTTCCTGGTTTGTTCTGGTAGCCCAATGCGATGCGGGGGTACACGCAAAAAGCGCACACACACATATATATATAAATACCACACTCAAATATTTACAAAAATATCAGGGTCTATCATCAGTAGGTGTGACATAATTAACACAATGGCCCTACTATTTAGTTACTATGATATATTTTTTATATATATTTATAATATACCTATTGTGTAACTTACTAATAAGTGTTATAATAGTACTATGGAAAACTTAAATAGTAATCTACAGAATAACTACATAGAGTCTTACATCAACCTTGAAGCCTTGTTGTCTCAACAGATAGAGCTACAGTGTAATGATGACTTCTTATCCTTTGTACGTTTAGTTGCCCCTACTATTGTGTCTGACTTTAAGATGGGAAGACATATAGAAATAATATCAAACAAACTACAACAGGTAGAAAATGGTGAAATAAAAAGACTGATGGTCTTTCTACCACCACGTTCATCAAAGTCTGTTGTCTGTTCCAAACTATTCCCTGCATGGTACATAGGTAGAAACCCCAAACACGAACTATTAACTATATCACATAGTGATCAGCTTGCCAGTGACTTTGGTAGGTCCGTTAGAGATATTGTTAATATGGAAATGTTTCAAAAGGTATTTCGTGGTGTGGCACTTCGTAGTGATGTACGAGCAGCAGGTAAGTGGAAGACAAACCATGAGGGAACATACTATGCGGCTGGTGTTAGATCACAGATAGCAGGACGTGGCGCACATGTAGCAATCCTAGATGATGCGATGTCTGAAGAAGATGCAATCTCCAGTGCAGGTAGAAGGTTTATCAAAGAGTGGTATCCTGCTGGTCTGAGAACACGTATCATGCCAGATGGGGCTATTGTCATAATCAATACCAGATACCACTATGATGACCTGTGTGGCTGGCTATTGAAACAACAAGAGAACATGCCAGACTATGAAACATTACCGTGGGATGTTGTTAAGATACCAGCATGGCTTGATGATGATGCAGCAGAACTACTGGACTTACCTGTAGGGTCTAGTTATTTTCCTGAGTGGAAACCAGATCGTGTGCTAAAGGTAGACGAGAATGAGATCAAAGCATCTAACGGTAGCCGCTACTGGAACGCTCTTTACATGCAAGACCCCACGCCTGAAGAGGGTGGCCTCATAAAAAAGAAATGGTTACAGAACTGGGAGTACGATGAACCACCCTCCTGTGACTTTGTAATACAAACATTTGATACAGCCTTCTCTACATCTAACACAGCAGACTATAGTGTTATACAGACATGGGGTATCTTTCACCTATATGATCAAGATGAAGAAGGATACGAGGACTATGCATCTAATCTTATATTGCTTGGGAATGTTAAAGGTAGATTTGAATATCCTGAACTAAGACGAATATCACAGAAGCTATACAATCAGCACAAGCCTGATCTGTGTATGGTAGAAAAGAAAGCCAGTGGTCAGTCTCTTATACAGGACTTACGTAGGTCTGGCTTACCTGTATTAGAATACAACCCAGACAGAGATAAGGTATCCAGGGTCTACGCTGCTACGCCTATGATGGAGTCAGGTAGAGTATGGATACCAATGAACAAGAAGTGGGCAGATGATCTAGTGGAGGAGCTTATACGGTTTCCCAATGCAGCCCATGATGACCAAGTGGATGCCTTAACAATGGCTGTTCACTACATGAAAGACTCTTGGCATTTAACACATCCTGACGATCCTGACTATGAAGAGATGCCCCGTACTAAGAGGGCAACCTACTGGAATGTCTAAGATGATTTGTGAGAATGACAAAACTGTGGTATAATAGAAGCAGGGTTTAAACTTGGGGAATCACTATGGCAAATGATTATATGGCAAAGTTAGCGGCTGACTTAGATGGTATGACTATGGGTGGTCTAGCTTCTAAGGGTCGCTATGGCGATACTATGATAGCACACATCAATCCTCAAGAAGCACAGATGCTCATGGAAGAAGGTGGCTCTGGTACAATCAATCCTATGACTGGCCTTCCTGAATTTTTTTGGTCTGCTGATACAAGTGCGGATGAAGAGGGTGAGGCTGGAGATCAAGGAGCCGCTGACTATACTTTTGATGAAGCAATGGAAGCAGCAACACAAGCAATGGCAGATATGGCGGCAGCGGAAGAAGCAAAGGAAGCAGCAATTGAGGTTGCTAGAAATAGACCTGATATAAATGAAACTAGTAAAGATTTTTTAACTAGACTTGATAATTCTATTGCAGGAAAAACTCAAAGTCCAGATGGAAAAAATATAGGATTAACACAAGATGAAATAGCAAGTCTTGGTTTTTACACAGAAAATCCTGATGATCCTCGCTTTGGTAAATATCTTGGATATAATAATTTTGTAGCTATTAATGCATTTAAAAGTAAAGACGAAGAAGACACTAGACAAGATATAGCATATACAGATAGGTTAAACCAAGAATTTAAAGATAAAGGTTTAGATGCTAGAATTGCTCCTGATCCAAATATGAAAGATAATTATGTCTATACAGGTCCAGATGCTACTCAAGCATTTTTAGGAGAACTAGGATCAGGTATTTTTAATACAGTTGCTGGTTTTGGTGCAATGATGTTAGATGCTACTCAAATGACACCAGGAGGATTTTTAACAGGTATGGCTTTTGGTCGTGATCTATTAGCTCCACAAGTTTTTGAAGGTAAAAGTATTGCTGGTCCTGGTAAAGCTTTTGGAAAAACAATAGGTCTTGTAAATGAAAAAGGTGAAGCTCCCCTTGAAGGTTTATATAATTCAATAACTAGTTCTATTAAATCTGGTCTTGGTATTGGAACTGATAAACAAATTGAACAGACTGTTCTTAAAGACAACCCAGATAAAATTACAGTAGGTAAAGACGGTGAAATAAAATCAGTATCAAAAGGTGGAGAAGAAAGAAGCTTATCTGGTGTATTAACACCTGCTCAAGTAACAGAAAGTGTTCTTGGTGGAAAACTTCCTACTGATGCAGAAGTTAAGGCTATGACTAGTGGAGGTTCGCCATCAGAATATGATCTTTATTTTGGAGGAAAACAAAAAGGCACATCTTTACTTGGACCTGCACAGGCTTTTCTACCATACATAGATGAGGTGACGATTGATCCGCTTCAACAAAATATTGCAAATTATGTAAAAGCAATGGGTGGGCTAGAAGTAGATCGTACAGGCAGTTTACAAGAACCTTCATTAGACGTTCTTAAAGAGGTAGTTAACGTAGACTCTGATGGTAGAGAAACTATAGATATAAGAGGTGGGCCACAGATATCCGCTCAAATAGAGGCTGATCCAACAGTAACTACATTTATAGGATCACCTACGGGTGATCTATTTGGTCCAGTAGTTGATTTAGATAAAGCTTATAAATCTGAATTTAAAGATATTAGAGAAGGTATGGGATCAGGTCTACCAGGACCAGAGTCTATAGGTCCAACTTCTCCAGACTATCCAGCATTTGCTGATTTAGCAGCGGCAAGGGCAGAAACAAATCTTACTACACCTTCTACTGCATTTGTTGATCAACCAGATAGGTTTGATGACCCTGGAGGTAATGAGCCTATAGTACGTAGAAAACCAATAACAGTATCTCAAGCTATAGATGAAGCAGTTGAAGAAGATAAGCCATATTTCCCTGAAGTACGTTTACCTAGATTAACAGAAAGTGGTTTAAAAACATTACAGTATACACTTAGGAATGATCCTGAAGCACTACAAAATATTTATAATAAGTATGCATTACCTGAACAATACAGTGGATTGAAAGCGTTAGTATAATGGCAACAGAAAAAAACCCATATGATATGATTCCACAAGAGAGTGCAGAAATAATACCTATTGATATGGAAGATACTGATATACCTGCTACATTTGAAGTAGCAGATGATGGTGGTGTTATTGTAGACCTTTCTGGTGCTACAGAGATGGAAGCAGATGAAGCCGTTGCTGAATGGTATGGCAACATGGCTGAAGATATGAGCGATGAAGAACTAGAGGAGATTGCAGAAACTGTTCTTGAAAACTATGAGGCTGATAAAGATTCCCGTTCTGAGTGGGAAGCTATGTTTGAAAGAGGCTTTGAACTTCTAGGTCTTAAACTACAACAAGGTACGGAACCATTTGAGGGTGCATGTACAGCAGTTCATCCACTATTGATTGAGTCTGCTGTTAAGTTTCAATCCAAAGCATCTAATGAATTATTTCCCTCCAATGGTCCCATCAAAGCACAGATACTGGGTGACTCAACCACAGAGAAAGAACAACAAGCCAACAGAGTTCAGAACTTTATGAACTATCAGCTTACGGAGCAAATGCCTGAATACTTTGAAGAGTTTGAGCGGATGCTGTTCCATCTGCCACTGATTGGGTCTGCCTTTAAGAAGATGTACTATGATGCTACAGTTAAGCGTCCACGTTCAGAATTTATTCCTATTGATCAGTTCTATGTGTCTTACTATGCGTCTGACTTATCCAATGCAGAACGCTACACACATGTAATCTATCGTAGCCCTGTAGAGTTACAAAAAGATATCAAAGCTGGTATCTACCTAGATACAGAACTAGTTACACCATCTACTAATCCTGTCACGGGCTTTAGTGAAAAGATGGATACAATTATTGGATTGTCTCCTGACTATGATAACGATCCACAATACGTTCTTCTTGAACAACATTGCTTCTTAGATATTGAAGAAGAAGAAGAGTCTTGTCCGTACATTGTTACGGTAGAGAAAGACTCTAGAAAAGTTTTGAGTATTCGTAGAAACTATAAACAAGATGACAAGAACAAAGAGAAGATAAGCCACTTTGTGCATT